CGGCCTCAGTCGTTTGACCCCTTCGCCCGACCATTCGGGACATGGGCAACGACATCTCTCGAACATTCTTCTTCAAGCGGTTCAAGCGGCGGCGCACGCATGAGCGGGGCGAGGCGCCGCGGCAATTGCTGGCCGTGCTCGCGCTCAGCGCGGCGGGGCTGATCGGCATCGTCGCGCGCGAGGGCTACAGCGACAAGGCGTACCCCGACCCCGTGCACGGCACAGCGGTGCCGACCATCGGCTTCGGCACGACCGCCGGCGTGCGCATGGGCGACACCACCACGCCTGTGCCCGCGCTGCAGCGCGCACTGCGCGACGTGCAGACCTACGAGAGCGCACTCAAGCAATGCGTGAAGGTGCCGCTGCACCAGCACGAGTACGACGCGTACGTGAGCCTGGCCTACAACATCGGCGCGTTCAATTTCTGCACCGGCGGGCAGAAGGGGCGCACCTCGGTGCTCGTGCAGCGCCTCAACGTCGGGGACTACGCGGGTGCGTGCGACGCCATCCTTGGCTGGAAGTACGTGGGCAAAACCGACTGCTCCGCACCCGGCAACAAGACGTGCGCGGGCATCTGGACAGACCGCCTCAAGCTGCATGCGCAATGCATGGGGAACGCACCATGACCTTCACCAGCAAGGCCTGGGCCGCCCTGATCGCCGGCGTTGTGATTGCGCTGTTGCTTGCTGCCGCCGGGCTCTCGATCCACAGCGCCGGCCGCATGCAGGAGCGTGCCGCGTGGCAGCAGAAAGAAGCACAGCGCGCGGCGCAGCTTGCCAGCGACCTGCAGGCCGAGTACGAGCGCGGGCGCGTCGCGTCGATGCAATACCAGCTCGGTGCCAGCGCCTTGCAGGCCAGTTATCTCTCCCTCGAAGGCCCGACCCATGAACTACGCAGGCGCATCGCGCTCGTTCTTCCTCCAGCCGTTCCCGATCGCCGCGCCGAGCGACCTGCCCAGTACGCAGAAGTTGCAGCGTCAGGTGGCGAACCGTCTGACCCTGGCATCAATCCTCATCGCCTCAGCCTCGCTGCTGTGTGGATGTGGAACAGCGCCCTTGCGGGCACCGACGTACCCGCGGGCGCCTGCGGACTTGCTGATACCTCCGGCGAAGCCTGTGCTGCTGATGCCGGCCTCACCGTCGAGGACGCCTGGACCAACCACGACATCAACGCGAAGTCATGCGCCGCAGACCGGCTCCGGCATCGCGCGCTGATCGAATTCCTCACAGAAAGACCCGCCAATGAGTGAACCCCACGCACGCACGCAAGAGCTGTTGCTGCTCGGCCAGATCCACGGCCTGGTGCAGGCCCTGAAGGACGGACAGGATCGGCAGAACCGCCGCATGGACGGTTTCGACACGCGCTTCGATGCGCTCGACGGCCGGCTTCGCACGGTCGAGCAGCGCGCAGCGGTGTTCGGCGCTGCATCGGGCGGCGCAATGGCCATCGGCACGGCGCTGCTTGCCGAAGCTGTCAAGCAGTGGTTTCGCAACGGGCCCGGCGTCAACTGACGCGCAGGGCCGGCAGATGTCGGCCTCAGCCATTCGGGCCTTCGCCGCGACAGTTCATACACCAACCAACGAAGCGATCGATGTACTTCCTCAACAGCAAACGCCCGACCTCTCACGCAACGAACGGAGCCTTGGCATGAGCCGTCTCGACACTCTCCGCAGCGCCATCGTGCAGACGCTGAACACCGTGCCGCAGATCGGCCGTGTTCACGACCGCGAGCGCTTCCTGGCCGACGAAGCCGCGCTGCGCGCGCTCTTCCTTTACGAGTTGCCAGCCGGCGGCCAGCAGCTGCGCGGATGGTGGCTGCGACGCACCGCCACCGAAGAGCGCAGCGTCAACAGCGGCCGCACGATGAGCGTCGATACCTGGGCCCTGCACGGGTACCTCGCGTTCGACGACACCGCCGCTTCGGAGCTGGTGTTCGATGCGCTCGTCGAAGACATCCGCGACGCCGTGCGCAGCGACCCTACCTTCGGCGGCGCGTGCGCCACCGGTCCGCTCACCGACGACAAGCGCACCGACGGCGTGCAGGTCGACGGCACAGGCCTTGTCACCTTCTGCGGTGTGCGCTGCCACGGCGTCGCGCTGCAGTTGCGGACCTGGCGCTACCTCTGACGGCTCGCCGGCAGATCTTCCTTTCGACAACCTCAATCAACCACCACCAACGGAGAACGCCGACATGGCAAAACTCATGCGCAAGATGGCCATCCTGGCCAAGGCCGAAACGGTACGCGGTACCGATGCCGTACCCACCGGTGCAGCCAATGCGATCCTGGTCAGCGAAGTCACGCTGACCCCCATCGAGGGCGACGTCGTCCAGCGCGACAACGTGCGTCCGTACTTCGGCTCGCGCGGCTCCGTGCTGGTCACGCAGTACAGCAAGATCGCCTTCTCGGTCGAGATCGCGGGCGTGGCCGCGCCCGGCGACGTGCCCGCCTACGCCTCGCTGATGCGCGGTTGCGCCATCGGCGTGACCACCGCTGCGGGTGTCAGCACCACCTTCGCGCCGGTCACCGATGCGCTGGAGTCGCTCACCATCTACGGCAACGTCGACGGCACCGTCTACAAGATGACCGACGCGCACGGAAACGTGAAGGCGACCATCAATGCCAAGGGCATTCCGAAGTGGCAGTTCGAGTTCACCGGCCTGTTCGTGCCCGCCGAGGACGCGCCGCTGCCCGTGGCCGACTACACCAAGTTCATGGACCCGCTGGGCGTGAACAAGGCCAACACCACGCTCACGCTCGACGGCCTCGGCGTGGCCGCCAACGCCTTCAGCTTCGACGCCGGCAATACCGTGATCAAGCGCGACCTGATGACCGTGGACGCGGTCGACATCACCGCACGCGTCTCGACCGGCTCCGTCACCTTCGAGAACACCTCGATCGCGACCAAGGACTGGATCGGCATGGCCCGCGCCAGCCAGCGCGTGAACCTCGCGCTCAAGCATGGCCAGGGTGCGAGCAACGTCGTCGAGTTCCTGTCGCCGCACGCGCAGATCGGCAAGCCGACGTTCAGCGATGTCGATGGCGTGCAGATGATCACCGTGCCGCTCGAGTTCGTGCCCACCGGTGCGGGCAACGACGAGTGGTCGATCGTCGTGCGCTGAGCTTCGCCGGTACATCAACAAGAGGAACAGACAGAGATGCCCCAGAAACTCAAGATCGCCATCAAGCCGACCTTCGTCGCACCTGTGGTGATGCGCGTGCCCGGTGACGGCCAGGTCGAGGAAGTGCGCTTCAGCGCCGTCTTCAAGCGCTTGACCAAGTCCGACAACGACACGCTGCAGTCGCGCCTGGACGCCAGAACCTTGACGGACAGGGAGCTGCTCGACATGGTGCTCGCCGACTGGAAGGACCTGGAAGGCGACGACGGCGCGCCCTTCATCTGCACCACCGAGAACCGCGCGGCGGCGGTGGAGGAGTGGCCGTCCTTCGAGGCCGCCATTGCCTACAGCTACTTCGAACACGCGTATCCGGCCGCAGTAAAAAACTGAGAGGCGCCGCGCGCCTTGTGCTCGGAGCAGAGCATCGCGTCCACGACGAGCTGGACGACGATCTCCGCAGCCAGTGCGCGTCGCTCGGTCTCGACCCGATCAGGCTCGTCTCTTCGACGGCCAGCGGCGGCGGCCCGCCACCCTTCGAGCTATGGCCCGAACACCAGGACGCATTCGAGGTGTTCCATGCCTGCCGAACGCAGTGGCGGGTCGTCGCAGGGGCGGCGGGCGCGTGGTTCCAGGGGCTCGACTTCGGCGCCGTCGACGTCGCCATGAAGCGCCTGGGCATCCCCCGCGCACGCCAGCGCGAGGTGTTCCTGCAATTGCAGGTGATGGAGGACGAAGGCATCGCGGTGCTGAACGTCTAGCGGCATCGCGGGCCCCTACGGCCATCGAAGAAGCATGGGGCCGGCAGATGTCGGCCTTATTTTTTCTTTCTCTCAAACGGACCATACAGACATGGCTGCAACACAACAAATGGCGATCCAGATGACGATGAACGCGTCGTCGGTGAGTGCGGACCTCTCCCGGGTCGTCAACGAATTCTCGAAGTTCATTGACAAGATCTCGAGCGGAGCCAGCCAGGCCGAAGAGGTCAAGGCCAAGGCGGAAGCGACCGCAAAGGAGGCTCAGGAGAAGGCGGTGGCTGCCATCCAGGAGGTCTCCTCATCAGTCGACAGCCTGTACTCCAACATCAAGAGCGGGCAATCGCCGCTCACCTCGCTCGTGGGAGAGGGGACGAAGCTGGTGTCTTCCTTTGGTGGTGTGGGCCCTGCCCTGAGTGGCGTTGCCGCTTATGCCAGGAACCTCGTCTCGCCTCTCAATCTGGCGACCCGTGCCGTAACCTTGCTGACGGAGGCATATGTCGAGGGTAGCAAGGAGGCCGTGGCCTACAACCAGGCGAAGACGATGACTGGCAACTACGTCGGCCTCACGACCGACCAGCTCCAGACAAAAGCCATAGAGGTCGCCGGAACGCAAGGTACGCAAGCCAGGGCTGCGGAAGCCATTACTGCGGTGGTTAACACCGGCAGGATCGGCGGCAATGTCGTGAGCGAAGTGGCGGGTGCAACAGCAGAAATGAATCGCGTGCTCGGCACCTCGATCGAAGAGGCGGTCGGCAATTTCGTCAAGCTGGCCGACGAGCCGTCCAAGGCATCGGCCAAACTCAACGAGACCTACCACTACCTGAGTGCAAGCACTTACGAGCGCATCGTCGCGCTCGAGAAGCAAGGGAAGACGGAAGAAGCCGCAGCACTCGCGCAGAAGACTTTCGCTGTCGCGATGAAGGATCGCACCTCTGAGGTCGTCGCCAATCTGGGCAGTCTTCAACGCGCCTGGTTGAGCATCACCGGATTCGCCCAGAGGGCCTGGGATGCCATGCTCAATGTGGGGCGCCCCATCACGCTTCAGCAGCAGATCGAAGTGGTCGACAAGCAGATCGCGCAGATCGATCTCGTCAAGCAAGGCAAGGGCTTTGTCAACAACGGCGGAGGTGCGGCCTTCGGTCGAGGCAAGTCCGAAGCGAAGCTGAATCAGGAAATGGAAGAGGCTGTCGCGAGAAAAGCGACTTTGGAGGAAAGCCAAAGACGCGCGTCGTCGGCTGTATCGAAAAAGGCGGACGATGTCCGAGCGCAAGACGCTGCCCTTGCCAAGAGCATCAAGAACAACGAGAACAAGGAAGATGCGGCGCGGCGAGTTGGAACAGGCGCTTCCGGCATCGGCCGTGCCGAAGACGAGGGTCTTCGAGCAAGCATCGAAGCCGTTCGCGAGGAATACAACGCGAAGGCGCGAGTTACCGCCGAGGGGTTCAAGAACATCGACAGCCTGCGCAAGCGCGACTTGCTCGATGACTACGCAGTCGTTCGCCAGAAGCGGGATCTGCGCCTGAAGGATCTCAAGGACCAGGAAGACGCCATCCAGGCTGAACTGCGTTTGTTGGGTTCCAAGAAGGGGTCGGCCGCCGACAGGCAGAAACTGGAAGTCCGTTCGAAAGCCGTCGAGCAGCAACGCGGATTCGTCAATGCGGATGCCGAACGCTCGTACGCGGAACTGGACGCAACGCCTCGAAACGCGGTGCTCAAGACTTCGCAGCAAGCTACCGACAAGATCCGTGAACAGACGCGTGCCTTGGAGGAGCAGAACGCTGTGTACGGCCTGTCCAAGGAAGAGATCCAGAAGCTGAACATCGTGCAGTTGGAGCGGCAGGTCAGGGAACTCGATGCCACTGAAAACGTCGACCCCGCGTACATCCAGTCTCTGCGTGATCGCTTGAGTGCAGAGCAGGACTTGCTGCAGGCCACTCAAAAATCCGAAAGCCTGAAAACCACCGACGAGAAGCAGAAGAAAGACAAGGAAAAGGACAAGGAGGCGGCGAAAAAGATGTCCGACGACATCGGTGGCGTCTTCCGCGACGGGTTCGTGAACCTTCTGGAGGGCGGCGGTCAGGGGGCGGTCGACAAGATGGGGGAGGCGCTCAAGAAGAAGCTCGTCAAGTCGCTGGCCGATGCGTTCTACGACGCAACGCTGAAGGAAGCGGTGGATGGGTTCGCCGGTTGGCTGACGGGTGCGCTCAAAGGGTCGATCTCCGGTGGCGGTGGTTCCAAGTCCGGTGGAGGCTTGTCGGGTCTTGGCGGAATTTTCGGAGCCGTGTCGGGCCTCTTCGGCGGCTTCTCTGGTTCCACTGCCGCGGGACTTGCCAATATCGTCGGCGGGAACGACCTATTGGGCTCGATGATCGGTTTCATGGGCCTTGCCAGCGCCAAGGGCAACGTCTTCGCCTCCCCCGGCCTGCACGCCTACGCCAACAGCGTGGTCGGCCAGCCCACATTCTTCCCGTTCGCCAACGGCATCGGCCTCATGGGCGAAGCAGGCCCCGAAGCCATCATGCCCTTGCGCCGCGGCTCGGATGGCCGCCTCGGGGTCAGTGCGCCTAGCGGTGCGAATGCCGTACCGACGATCCAGTTCGCGCCATCCAACGTCTTCCACATCGACGCCCGCTCCGATCGCGGCGCGGTGATGGCCGACATGCAACGCCTGCTCGCGGAGAACAACCGCGGGCAGATGGAACAACTCAAGCGCGTGAAGGTGCTTCCCCAATGACCATCGTGACACTTCCTCCCGATCTGCCCGTCAAGCGGCAGGACTTCGGCCTTCAGGCTTACGACCTGACTTTCAGCAACAGCGAATCGGGCGCGATGCAGGTGGCGGTGCTCGGTCCGGCGCGCCGTACCTGCACGCTCGTGAGCGAGGAACGGATTCCGCTGATGCGGGATGCCGCCGCCTGGCGCTCTCTCGTTCATTCGATGCGCGGCCAGGTCAACGTGCTGGCCGTCCACGACATGCTTCAGCCTGTGCCGCGAGGCACGGCACGTGGCACCTGGACTGCTAGGGCCGCTGCTGCCGGCGCCTCCGAACTGACGATCCAGCTGGGCGCTTCCGAGGCCGGCAAGACTCTGTTGCAGGGTGACTGGATCGGCGTTAACCAGGGATCGAACCACCGCCAGATGCTGCACATTCAGTCCGATGCGGTGGCTGATGCAGCCGGCTCGATCACGGTGCAGTTCGAGCCCGTGCTGCGCACGGCCGTGGTGGGCGGAAGCTCGCTCGTCTGGGACCGCCCGACCTGTCTCATGCGACGGGTCGACACCAAGACCTCTTGGGCTTCTGAGTCGCGCACGCAAGGTGGCTTCAGCCTGGACCTGATGGAGTCGTGGGAACAATGACCATCCAGACCAGCTCCGGCTTTCAAGCGGCCGCGCGCTCGCAGACGTACGGTCAGTTGGCTCTCGTCGAGCTCAAGCTGCGAAGCGGTACCGCGCGCTTCACCAACTGGCCCCTGACCCTCCAGGTGATGGGCGAGACGTGGCAAGGCGTTGGCAACCTCGGCTCCATCGGCGAGCTTCACGAAAGCGAAGACGGTGCCGCCGAGAAATTGACGCTCACCTTGTCGCCCGTCGACATCGGTACGCGCGCTCTCGCACTGGGCGACCCGAGCGAATACCAGGACCGCGGCGTGCGCGTGTGGATAGCGTTGCTCGATGCCGCCACGCTGCAGATCAGCGGCGAGCCGGTGTTGCGCTTCGCGGGTGTGATGGACCAGATGAAGATCGAGCGAGACGGCCCCACCGCGAAGATTTCGATGGACTGCCGCACCGCTTCCTACGACGTGCGTTCCAACCCCGCGTCTCTTCGCACCAACGATGCCCAGCACCAGGCCAGACACCCTGGAGAACGCGGCTTCGAGTACCTGAATTCCATGATCGGGTCGCCCACCGTGTGGGTCAACAAGTACCTGCAGATGGCACTGAACTACTGGGCCCGAGCACGAGGCAAATGAGCATGAAGAACCTGGACGATTTCATCGCGGTGCGAAGAAACGTACCCTTCGAGTACTTCCGGCACGACTGCGCGCACATCGCAGCCGACTGGGTCATCGCACGCACCGGCAAGGACCCGCTCGCCGACCTGCGGGCGGCAGATGCGCCCATCGGAAGCAAGAACCTGCTGGCGGCAATGCGCGCGGTGCGTGCGGCCGGTGGGTTCATGTCGGCCGCCACCGCGCGGCTCGGCCCGCCCTTGCCGGGAACTCTGGCGCAGCGCGGCGACGTGGTGCTGGCCCACAGCGGCGGCAAGGTCGGCCGGGTATCGGGCTACAGCTTCGGGATCTGCACGGGGTCTCACATCGCCGCGCCGGCGGTTGATCGGCTCGTGTTCTTGCCACTTACCGCGGGGGTTGCCACATGGCGCGTTTGATTCGTTTCGCTTTTATTTTCGGAGCGCTGCTGGGCGCTTCCACTGCGGCAATGGCCGAACCCGTTTCCTCGATCCTTGCTGCAATTGGCTCGGCGGTAGGGGCGACTGCAGGAGCCGCTGCTGCCGTGGGCGGCATGATCGTCTCGACAGCACTCTCCATCGTGTCGAGCGCCTACGGCAACATGCAGGCCAAGAAGCAGGCCAAGGCCGCGGCGGCTCGCAAGCTGGCCGAGGATGTTGCGAACATCAAGGAGCGCACCACCACGATCATCGCGTCCGATGCGCCGCACGCGGTCATCTACGGCGAGCCTGCACCAGTCAGTGGTGCCGTCGTGGCGGTGCTCACCGGCGGCGAGTACAGCCACCTGAAGCACGTCGTCATGGTCCTGGCCGCGCACCCCTGCGAAGCCGTGACCGACATCCAGATCGACGGTGTTTCCATCGGCGCGCTCGACGCCAACGGCTACTCGTCGAACCCGGAATTCATCGTCACCGATTCGGAATCGATTGGTGGTGGCATCCCTGGTGTCAACGTGCAGGTCCACCTGTCGCCCAATGGCGTCGACACGGCCGATGCGTACATGCGTGCGAACCTCGATCCGTGGCCTGCGAGCAAGGGCCTGTGGACCGAAGCGCACAAGCTCAGCGGCTATACGTACATCGTCGTCACGCTCAACCTTTTCGTCGAGCGCTTCCAGGGCGGCCTGCCAACCATCACCGCGAACGTGAAGGGCAAGAAGGTCTACGACCCGCGCACCGGCGCGACCGCGTACAGCCGCAACCCTGCGCTGTGCTTGGCCGACTTTCTGCGCTCGGAAGAAGGCTACCTGGCCTCCAACGACCAGATCGACCAGAACGCAC